TAATGAAAATAACACTACTACATAATACACCACCATGGAAGGAGATAAGATGAATAAGCACTTAGAAGACTTTATAGAATCTAGTCCTATATGGAGAATGATAGAAAGGAAAAAAGAGTTGGGTATTAAAGAGAAAAGACTAGCAGAGAAAGCTATTGATTGGAAATACTATCAAGGGTATTATGATGCTTGTGGTGAACTAATGGAAGAGATAGAAGACTTCTATAGAGATATGAGAGATAGTCCAATAGAAGATACAATATAAAGGATAAATAATGACAAGAGAAGAAGCTATATCTGAGTTCAATGGATATGTAGAGCTAAGAGAAGATGGTTGGATAATCAAGAAAAAAGAACTTAGAAATATAATAAATGAGATATATAATGATTTAGAATCAAGAACTTGTACTAACTGTCACTGGTATCATGATGAAGTATGCTGTGAAGATTCTAGTCCATTGTGGGCAGAATTTGTAGATAAAAACTACGGATGTAATCTATTTAAACTAAAGGATAAACAATGAAGAAATTAAAACTAGAAGAGATGCTTGTAAATGCGATACAGAATCCAGGAAAGAAGTTTACACATCCATATTGGAAACAAGATGAGTATATATTCTGGTTCCAAGGTGGTGGAGTAGGTTATTTTAAAGATGAAAAAGACTACCCAGAAGATATAAGTGACTATGCAGCTTTAAGAGATGGATGGATGGACTACTCAGATGACAAAAGAACTACATAAAATAAAAGGATAAGATTATGAAGAAAGAAATTAATTATAAATTAAATTGTTGGGACTTGGTTCCTGTTAGAGAGAATGAGATAGAGACTGTATTTGCTACTAATGATGAGAAGTTTAGTGATGAGATAGTTGTTCCTAATAGTTTAATAAGAAAGTTAAGACAAAAAACAATGGATAGGTTTGTTGACGTAAAGATTTGGGAAAGATTTAAAGAAGGTAACTTTAGTGATATAGAAAGATATACGACAGGAAATAGAAGTGGAAAAGATAGTAATAAGAAAACTAGATAGTCATAACTTTTGTCTAGCAGAAAAATTAGAAGAGCCAGTAACAACTATAATAGCAGGAAAAGAAATTGTTAGAAATTATAAGAATATAGATAAATTTTATGGAACTCTATATTACGCTCTGAGAGGTCTTTTTAGGTTTAGTAAGGTAAAAGTACCTTTTATCGAAGAAAAGCTTAAATCGGTCAACCCTGCAAGCAAAGAAGAGCTATATATTGACTGGATGGGAATAGGAACTAGTGAAATAGAAAAAAAGTTAAGTAAAAGGATAGGCAGATGAATATAGTAGAACTAGACAAAGAGCTAGAGATAGCAACGGAAGTATACCAAAAAGCTGTAGAAGTATACAATACAGCTAAAGAGAAACATAAACTAGAAACTAAGAAATATAGAGATGCTGAAGAGCAATCAAAGAAAATGCATACTTCGTTAGGGAACCATAATTATGAAGAAACTAAACAAGTATTACTTAAAGCTCTAAACTTCATATTCAACCTAGACAAATCAGTAAGACTTTCAAAGTACAAGAAAGGAACCCTATTAAATGTATTCAGTTTGTCAAACGACGACGAATTAATAAAGAGCATTATAATAGCTACAACTGCTGAAACAATCAATAAGATAGAAATACATCCAGATAAAGATGAAGTTTCGAATAAATCTATAGGACCAATAAGACTGCTATCAAGACGATTATCTCAACCTCGCATTAAGCAGAAGATAGAACAGTATATTAAATAATAAAATTAAGGAAATAAAGAATGAAGAGTAAACAATTAGGTAGACCTAAAGGTGTAACCAAAATACAAGTAGCTACTAAGCTAATGCCACATACAGTGGATACATTAAATAGACTAGTAGCAGAAACTGGAAGAAGCAAGAATAATATTATAGACTTAGCTATAGACTTAGCATGCAATAGTATCATAAAAAACGATTTAGCTATTGACAAGAAATATGACAAAGAGTCAACCAGTGGATAGTATATCTAAATTGAGAGAGATAGTGATGGAATTAGATGAGACGACTATAGCTGAGACAATAAGAGAGTGTGGTGTAGATAAGGCAAACATTATAGCAGATTTAATTAATGGACTAGAAATAATTGATGGAAACTTATATGCTGGACAATTTGAAGTAAGACCAGAATACAAAGAAACAGAACCAAGATATGTAGATGCTAAAGGATAAGCAATGGGAATAACATATAACGACATAAAAATAGAAGGGAAGACTAAGTTCTCTCCTTCTGGATTTGCCAACTTTTACGAGAATCCAAAGTATTGGTACGAGCAACAGATAACCAAGGAGAATATCTTTAGAGGGAACACAAACACAGTAGTTGGAACTTTTATTCATTCGAGAATAGAAGAGTACTACTTAAAGGGAATTGACCCATCTGACGGATTCTTGGATAGTGAAATGGAGTACTTAAACCAATATAAAGATGTAGTAGAGGTTGACGAGTGGCAAGTAGTTAATGATGTTACTAGGTTATGGAGCATAGTAAAACAACATTGTGATTCTATTGATAAGCCAAGTAGTCTAGAGGAATCTGTAGTATTTGAAATACCTAATACTGACTACTATATTGCAGGTACTTACGACTACATGATAGGAACCAATATATTGGGTGACTATAAGACTGCGTCAACTACACCAAAAAAGATAAAGCTTGGACATAAGATTCAGTTGTATATCTACTCCTTAGCAATGGCTATGAATGGTAAAAGTATAGATGAGATAGAAGTTACTTATATTGTGAAGCTAAAGAAGCAACCAAAGGTGATTACTTTTAGGGAGCCAATAGATATGGAGTTTCAAGAGTTTGTAAAGAGCCAAGTTAAGGACATGGTGACGAGGTTGGACATGATTAAAGATAACCCCGAGTTAGTTGATGTTTTATTCTTCGAGAATAAAGATAGCTACCTCCGATAAATATATTTAGTGAAGCAATGCTTTAGCATATTGCTGAACTCACTTGGATGACAAAAAACTCTTTTGTATTAAAAGACTTTGTCTTAATACTAATATGTGGTAGTGGTTTCACTACTTAGTAAACCGTCTCCTTTAGTGGTAGTGGTTTCACTACTTAGTAAGCCTACTAAGGTATGGTTTCACTACTTAGTCGATTAAATGTTATGTAAGTGTTATGTAAGATGTAATCAGGTATAATTTAAAACAAGAAAATAGAAAGGATATTTATATGGATAATAGAACTAACTCTAAAAAAAGAGTAACTCTTAATCTGGATGAACAGACTTTAGAAACTCTGAGCCAAATTGCTGATGCGAATGCTTACGATACTATAAGTGCTGTGATTAGAATTATGGTAAAAAAATATGCAAAGAAAGAACTACAAGAACAGTAATGGTTGGCAGTTATTAGGACAGTGTACACAATGGGTGATAGACAATAACAATTTGTCAGGTACTGAGCTGAAGTACTATCTTAAGATAGCAAGACACTCTTTTGGATACAAGCACAGATGGTGTTATCTCAGATACACATCTTTTGGCTCAGACAAGAAGACAGTAAGCAAGAACCTTAAGTCTCTTGAAGAGATAGGATTAATCTCCAAAGAATTAACATACAAAACAAACGGACACAAGGGAATGAATAAATATAAAATACTTGAGCCTAAAGGGCATATTGATAATTTTATATTTTTAAAAGAAGATAAAAAAACCAAAACAGTCTCTCCTAAAGAAGACTTTGATGGTTGGTAAAATAAGAAAGGAGTAATTATGAACACTAAGAAAAGCTATCATCCTGTAGTATGGGAACTAATGCAGGCTATAAGGTCAGCTAACCCTACTCTCCCAGAAGAAGCTAGTGCTATTATGGCTAACTATAAATTAGTATCTATGGTTAGTAATTTAAGGGTGAAGATAGACTATAACCAAAGTATGGGATTAGCTCCTATTAACTACTATGGAATATTACTTATGGATAGTGGTGTTGGTAAAACAAGTAGTTTGTCTACATTGAATCTATGGTACTTTAGAGCTGTGAATGAGAGATTTAAAAAGCTTTATACTAAGGCTAAAATAGAGTATAGAGCAACTTTAGCTATGGCTGTAGGAAGAGGAGAGATGAGTGAAGAGGAGCTGGAAGAGAAACTAAAAGAACTATCGACATGGACATCTTCTATTGGCTCAGGAACCAAAGAAGGTATCTCTAAGATGGCTCAGTCTCTTGGTAAATTAAAAGCTCTTACTGTGGGAGTCGAGATTGACGAACTAGATAAATATATAACAAGTGAAGCAGAACTAATGAATAGTTTGTTTAAAGCTTATGATATAGGTGAGTGGAACCCTAAAGTTACAGCAGGTAAAGAACTAGAAGATACAGTATACGGTGTAGCTCCTAACTTCTTTGGATTTGCTACTCCTGATGCAATGCTACTTAATAGCGAGGTGTCAGACCCTTTTAGAAAATTATTGGCTAGTGGATTTGCAAGAAGAACCTTTTTTTATTATGAGGACTCTGATAGGCTTCCTTATATTCCTACTTCTGATGACTTTCTAAAAACAGACGAACAGTCTATACTGCTAAAGAAACAAGCTGAACTGTTAGCAGATAAGTTTTTGTCTTTACTCACTCCTGAGAATTTAGAGAAAACTATTTCGTTTCCTTTGAAAACTAAGAAGTATTTGTATGAATATAGGTCTAGGTCTGTTGAACTTGCTTCTCAGACACAAGACCCAATAATGAATGCAGAATATAGGGAGAGACACTTTAAGGTAGCTAAACTTGCAGGAGCTTATGCTTTTATTGATGGTAGAGATGAAGTATCTGTAAAAGATGTTGATTATGCTATTAACTTAACGCAACATAGTTCGGCTTCTCTTCAGCGAATAGGCGACAGTAAGTCTATGATAGAAAGATTATATCTTAGAATTAGAAGTGAAGAAGGGTTTGTACACACTCAAGATATGCTCAGCTTTGGATTAATATCAAAGAGTCACACTACAAAGATAAAAGAACACGCAGAAGAGATGGAGTCTTATGCTGATGTTTACGGAGATGTTTATGAAGTAATGAGAGACAATAACGGAAAGATAAGTGCTGTTAGAATTACTCAACTGATTACAACCAGTAGTGAGTCTTGTATATTTAGTGCTAGTATGCCTAGAAGGAGTGGTGAATATAACCATGATAGTGGGTATAAGAAAGCTGAACTAGAGTTCAATTCTATAGCTGATTGGGTAACCCAAGAAAAGAAAGTTTGTTATGCTCCAGTAGGATTTAAAGATGGAAAAAGAAACAATGAGTCTACTGAAGCTTACAGCAATCTAATCATTATGGATATTGATGAGGGTATGACTATTGGATACGCAAAAGAAATCTTCAAAGACTACTATGCAATGATTACAACAACAAGGAATCATCAAAAAGAAAAGAATGGTGTAGTTTGTGATAGGTTTAGAGTAATACTACTAGCTAACAAGTATATCTATACAACACCTGCCAAGTATAAGCAGCTAATGGAGAACATTCAGAAGTTCTATGATTTTAGTATGGATACTGCTTGTTTCGATAAAGCTCACATATACTATTCTAATCCAAGTGAAGTATGGGTTGGAGATTGTAATAGAAAGCTAGAAGTAAGTAAGTTAATTCCAGGTGATGAGGACCATATCTCACGAAAGTTAAAGAAAGAGCCTTTACAGTCTTTTAGACCTGATGGTGGTAAAGCACTGAAGATGTATTTTGAGCAACAAGCAAAAGAAGTTGGAGCTACTGGTACTGGAATTATCACAATGTTAGCTACTGCAATGTTGGCTATAACTGACAAGATGAAAGGTGAGTTTCCTACGCTAGACCAAGCCGAAGAATGGTTATATGAACTAGGAGATGAAGCTCCAGAGAGTTATTGGAAGAGACACAATTTAGAAACTGAAGTAATACAAAAATTAAGAATTAGATGGGAGAATTAAAATGAAGAAATCAGAAAATATAAATGAATTAGCAAAGGCATTATCAGAGTGTCAGAAAGAACTAAAAGATGTATTTAAAGGTACTAAGGGCTATGGGTACAACTATGCAACATTAGATATAGTATACGATGAGGTTAGACCTAAGGCTACTAAGCATGGGTTATCTATTACTCATCAGAAATCTTTTAATAGAGAAGCAAATATTATAGAACTACACTCTATGCTAATGCACGAATCAGGTCAATGGATAGAATATTATGGTTCCTTACCATTTGTATCTATGAAACAGATGAATGATTACCAGGCATCAGGAAGTGGATTTACTTATCTTGAAAGATACCAGACTAGTGCTATCTTTGGAATTACTTCGGATGAAGATAATGATGGTACAGAAAAGAAAGAAGCTAAACCTAAAGCTAAAGCATCAGGTAATAGCTGGTAATATTATTGGCATTCAACAAAGAACCTCTTATAAAGTTTAATCTTGAGATGTAAGACCAATACTTATTGCAATGAGTAGTGTTTAAATACACATAGATAGCCCTAGAAGCTCAAAACTATTCTAAGGAATATAATGGGTAGGGTAAACAATTAAAGCTCTTGTAGAGCAAATATAAATAAGGAATAAATTATGAATAACGTAGAAGTGAAATCAGGACAATTAGCAGTAGCAGGATATGTAGGTGGAGTATGGGATAAAGAATCTAAATCATTTGAGGTAAAAAGAGGAATGGGACAATCTGGAAAGAAATACCAAATCTTTGAAATAAAAGTATCAGAGAAGAAAGAAGATGGGTCTTATGTAAATGGTAAAGGATTAAAGGTTATGTTATTTGGAGATAAGCCAATTAATAATGGAGATTCTATTGGAGTATCAGGAAAATTAGTTCCAGATAACTGGACTAACCAAGAAGGTAAAGAGATTAGAGGTATGATGATGATGGCTTTTGAAACATTTGAACCAGCTTCTTGGGATGCAAAACCTAAAAAAGAAGCAGAGCCAGAGGATAGTGTTTGGTAGAACTTACTAGACGAACTTCTTTTAGAAAGAGTAAGTCTAGTTTTAAAGAAGTTGTAGCAGATAGAGAATTCTTCTTTACTGCTACTAAAAAAGATAAAGGTGTGCTTAGCGTATATGACACTCTCACAGGTGTTTTAGTATGTTGCACTACTAAGAGTATGGATTTTACGAGAAAGTGGCTTATAGCCCACAAGGAAGAGCTAGAAACAAGGATTAGGAAGTATGAACCAGAACAAGAAAGAAACTTATTCAGTTAGAAAGCTATACAAGAACTCAATCTGTGATATTTGTGAGACTTTCCTAGACGAGGTTAGATTGTTTGGAGATAAGATACTTTGTAAGAAATGTTATCAGAAAGGAAAGAAGAAGTGAATTGGTACTACAACAGTGAAGTATTTGACCCTACTGAACCAGTAAATCATTATGGCTTTATATACAAGATTGTATTTGAAGATGGAGATGGTAACTTGTTTAGTTATTACGGGAAGAAAAGCTTATGGAAGAAGAAGACCCTACAGCCATTAAAGGGCTATAAGAGAAAGAGAGTATCTATGGTTGAATCTGATTGGAGAACCTATACTGGCTCAACTGATGCAAGTAAAGACATGATACCAGTAGCCAAGAATATATTGATGTTTGCAGATAGCAAGAATCATTTGTCTTTCTTGGAGTCTAAGGTATTATTTGAGAACGATGTACTGTTTAATGAAAGATGTCTTAACGCTAACATTATGGGCAAGTATTACGACAATGTAGATAGAAGAGCAGGAGAATGGATAAAGTGGTACGACAAGGAGATAGAATGTATGAAGCAATAGATGAAACAGAAACAAAGTTTGAGGTAGAGAATACTGGTTATGCTAAGACAATAGAAGCAACAAGAAGACTAGAGGGGACAAAAGATAGACCAACTACATCTGAAGTTCTTGAGGAGAGAGGGTCTAGATATGGAGAGTATTCTGATGTAGCTAAGACATCTCAGTCTATCAAGGATTGCTATGGAGATAGACTTACTTATGAGTCTACCACAATAGAGTCTTTAGATATGATTGCTAATAAGATAGCTAGGATTGTTAATGGAGACAGAGACTACGAAGATAACTGGGTTGATATAATGGGATACGCTCAATTAGAATTGGATGCTATAAGGAGAAGAGTTAAATGATTAACGAACAGAACTTACCAGCAGCAGGAATAGTATTGGCTTTATTTGCTATTGCTATAGCTGTAGGTTGGTATCAAGAGCTAAGGAATAAATAATGGTTGAGCCTGAAGATAAGAAGCTAATTAAGAACCATAGAGGTACTTATGCTGTTATATATAGAAGACAAAATAGTCTTGAGTGGTACACTAAGAAAGTGTTTAATACTGAAAAAGAAGCTTTAGAATTTATGGGTAAGACTGATGGCAAAGCATAGTATAACTAGAAGAATAGCTAAGAGTGGAAGCGGACATCAGTGGCTTGTATGGTTCTCTAAGACTGGAGAAGCAGAATATATAGAAAGAATATTTTACAAAGAATTTAATGCTAGAAAATATTTAAAGGAAAGAGATAATGTTAACACTACAAACGATATACTTAAGGATAATTAATTGGTTCAGACTTAGACCTATAATTGAAACGTCTAAATATAAGAGATGGTCCAAAGAAGAGACTGAATTATTTGATAAGGGTTATACTGATATTCAGATAGCTTTAGCTACACACAGGAGTATAGATTCTGTGAAAGCTAAGAGGCAGAGATTGAAGTAAATATATAGGAGACTAGAAGTAGTCTCTTATTATGTTTATATCCAAGACATAGTTGTTTGTCTTTCTCCTCCTATTCCAAAGGTGCAGTCTAAGGTCTCGTCACTCCATAGCTGAAGAGTATCTTCAAAAGCTTCAGCTATTTGGTTCTCATATTGTTCCTTTTCATCTAGTGCCATTTGGTCCAGGAAGTACTGGATTCCTATCTGAAGTGAATCCAGACTATCGTCATGTTTTAATGAGCCTCTATTAGCAGTTAGGTGTGTCATCTGATAAAATAAACTATACTCTCTCTTTCCTTTGTTATTTTCATAGTCCTCTTCCAGTACAGTTCTATCAACAACAAGTCTGTGCTGATTCATTAGTGGCTCAAGAGTATCTATAATCCTAGTTTCTTTTTGTGTTGTTGCTCTTACTTCTTCAAGAGCACAATTGTGTGTCTTTCTTAGGATTGGAGACAATAATTCATTAAACATTGAATCTCCAAAGTTTGATTCAACTACTACTGTGTTTACTTTATATCGCTTTGCTGCATTTGCTAATATATGTAAAGAAGCACTATCATACCCCCCAGGAAGAGAGCTAGAGGCTAACAAGAATAGCTTTCCATTTAGATGAGCCACTACAGAATATGCAGTCTTATCTTTACCTCTACCTGCTGTATCCACTCCCATTACTATTCCTTGATAATCACTCCACTCTTCACTTGTATGTCCAGGAGAATATATCCTATCTGTAGGAAAACCATAATGTTTAGCATTAGATATTATATACCTGTCTTCTTTAGAGTGCGTAAGGTAGCTAGGAGCCTTATCTGCACCACATCCATACACAACTAAGTCTTTTAGCTTTAGAGGGTATTTAAGCTCATCTGTGAGGCTAGGATTAAGTTGATACTGTAGCTCATATCCAGATAAACCTTTCTCTAATTTCTTTAGGTCTAAATCATCACTACTGAATCTTTCTATATCTACAGGAGAACCAGCAAGAGAAGGAGATTCTTTAAGTCTCTTTACTATGTATGGAGCTAAGTGTCCACCATAGATACTTATTTTTTCTTTGCTAGGATATTCAAAAGGTATAATCATCTTGCTATAGTTTCTTTCTAATACTAGTCTATCATAGATAGTACCATCAGTCGTATGAGGAGTACCTAAGTACATTATCTCTCCACCATCAGACAATACATCTGTACCTTCTGAAGTTAGATTCCATAGTTGCTCTCTTAGTTCTGAAGTAGATACATTCTTGGGTACTTCTACATCATCAAAGATAATAAGGTTAGCTCTACTACCAGTCATCTGTCCTGTGATACCTACAGACTTTACTGAGGGTGCATGAGCAGCTTTACATCCATTAACATCAAAAGCTAACATAGAGTTTCTCTGGTCTGGTCTAGGCGTTAGGTGTGATAGTACTTCAAAGTCTCTTACAATCTTTTGAGTAAATGCTGAGAACTCAGTAGCTCTATCTCTATTGGCAGATACAACCATAATCTTTAGGTTATTATCTCTTAATAGTCTCCAAGTAACATATATTGAAGTAATCCAAGATTTACCCATATTACGAAAACATTGGATTATCTTTCTCTTATCATTATTGTCTATATACTTAGCTAGTTCTGTTTGTGCTTCTGTTGGTTCAGGTAGCATTAGTTCATCCCAAGCATACTCTAGGAATGTAGGGAATGATTGTACTAAGTCTTTTAATTCATACTTACTCATTCATTAAGTCTTTAATTTTAGTATGAGTATCTGTTTCTGTTTTACCTTCAGATACTTGCTTATTATCCTTTAAGAATCTCATAGCTACTGTTAATAGCTTGTCGTCTACTTCACCTGATTCCATCTGTTTAATAACCTCTGTTAAGGTTAAATCATATAGGTTGTCTAATAGTTTCTCTCTGTCCATTGTTTGTCCTTAATAATTATCTTCTAAGTAATCTCCACTCAATTCCTTGAAAAAAGGTAGTCTAAAAATAGGGATACTTGTCTTGATAGTATGTGCTTGATTAGATGTCATTGTACCAGGTTCTGTAGCAATCTCTGCTAAAGACCTAGCAACTTGGCTACCGTAGTTAATAGATGGTCCAGCTAGTCCTGCTATTCCTTGTCTATACTCTGTACCCAATGCAGGCTGTCCAGCTACTGCTAGTGCTGAATTTACAACAGTAGGTATAGCTCCTAGATATGGATTTTTATTCCATACTTCTTTAGCTAGACTCTTTTGCTGTTCTTCGTCTGTAAAAATATCATTGTAAGCATCACTATCTGTTATACCTAGAACATCTCCCACTTTACCTGCTACTTGCGTAGCAATATAAGTATTTCCTGCAACTAC